AATCTGGACCGAATGTTGCGACCGAGACTCCGTTGTACAAGTTTTCCAAGTCCAAGGCCGGAGCGCATGTGGATTTGCCGACTTTTGACAATACCCAAGTTAAGGGCTTTTATCCGGTCAAGGATATTAAACCTGTGTTTCAGGCCATTGGCACCGAAGGTTCCATTCTTTATGAGTCTGATTTGTTCAGGCTTGGTTGTGCACCTTGGGTCGGAGAATTGCCTGATGGTTTTGGCGATGAAGTCGTCATTGGAATGGTTGGGCCCGGAATTGAGAAGCCGTGTGGAGAAGGTTCACTTTCCTCAACATGTCTTTCCCGGGAAGTAGCCAAAGGTCTTGTCAGCGGTCATGTCCCAATTGGCATTATCCGCAAGGCTGCTGGTCTTTATTCTGCTCGCTTGGACATGCTTGTCAATGAAATGTTGGACCATGGAGAAGTCACTTCCAGTGATATGAAGCGTTTGTTGACTACAACTGTTGAGGAATCCTTTGATGGTGTTAGGCGTGATGATGGTTCCTTAATCTTTGCTCCATTGGACTTGACCACGAGTTGGGGTGCGAATTTCAAGCCCCTACGTGGTGGCAAGAAGAGTGATGTGGTTATCAAGGTTGAGGACTGTGGGAAACCCGCTGGTATAGCCATTCGACCTGAATCCGTTGAAGCCTGGGAAGCTACAGTTGCTGGAGTGTTTTGCCTCTCGTATGGTTTTGTTCCTCCAAACCAGATCATGATGTGTTTTACAAAGGATGAGTGTTATCCAGTGACCAAGTCATCTAAGAATTGGCATTACCCTGATACTCGTGATCGGGCCTCTTTCTTTAGGGGGATTCTTGGTGATGAAGTTGCTGATGACTTCCTGTGTTTGACATCTGGACAGGATCAAGAGATGCGTGATTTGTTTCACAGAGTTGAGGGTGCAAAAGTGAAGGTTAAGAGCCGTCTGGTTTGCAACTTGCCTGGTTGCATCAATATCTCTTTCAGGATTTTCATGATGCCACTGTTGTATCTCTTCAGTTCCAATCCCATCAAATTCGATTTTGTTGCTGGTTTGGACATGGGTGGACCCCATTTTGAGCAGAGTACCTTTGAGATATTCCGTGACTCTTGGGATCCTGATGAACGTTTCTTCCGTTGTTTTGATGCTGATGTGAGCGCCTGGGACAAAATTATGCCATCGGCTTTGACTCGTAACACTTTGTGTTTGATGATTCAAGTCGTTATTGGCATTCATTTGCGTTTCGGAACTTACAATCCCAGGATCTCTGATTTTGGTGGAGCTTTGTTGGAATGGTGGGATGATATGTCACTTTTTTATGGTGGTGTTGTCCTTCCTTTCAATGTTATGCCTTCAGGCTTTGTGATGACTTTGGATATGAATTCAGCCATGAATCAACTTTTGGCCCTTTGTGTTGTTCTTGAGTATTCAAGGAGGAATTCGTTGGCATTTCCTCTTGATTATTCTGAGTGGATTACTCACAAGGCTTTAGGTGATGATAGTCAAACTGGTGTCAAGCCTGCCTTTGCGAAGGAGTGTGATCGTAAGAACGTGCCTGTTTTTAGCGCAGTTGAGTATAATCAAGTTCTGGGTGATTGGGGTATCCTATCAACTCTTGGTAATAAGAGTGAGGGTATCCTGAGATATCAGGAGCCGCGTGATTTGGTTTTCTTGCAACACACCATGAAGTATTTGCGAATTCCGGCATGGAATCTGCGTGACATCAAGGATGCTGGGTTGTTTAGTGATTCCACTGTCGTGGTTGGTTCTGCGCCGTTGAGACCTCATACACTCATCAAGTTGTTGGCCAAGCAAGATGATAAGTCACCTGTTTTTAAACCTGATTTGCTGATGGCACAGGTTGAGATACTTTTGCGTGAACTGGTGCCTTATGGTCCAGATTGCCACCGGAAGTTTCGTGAGGCCGTTAGGGTTTTCTTCGATGAGCGTTGGAAACCTGATTTGCCAGCATTGAATGCTCGATACGAAAAGCTTTTATGCTGGAATTATTGGTTGTCAGAGTATGTTGACAAGTTTTGTGATGGGGGTGTTATAGACGCCATGATTTTGTATGAAAGGCGGAAGTACCCCATCACTTTTGAAGAGGTTACTCGGAACCTTAATCCGAATGGAATTGAAACGTTGTCTTATGAATGACAATCAGTTCCACTGTATATTAAATCGCTTGGATGGCGTGACGGACTCTCTGAGTTGTCGAAAATCCTCTGTTTGTGTATTGTATCTTGGGCCATATTCCAATTGGTCATCTCGCTTGCACTTACAGGTTCTTTATGGAATGTTGTGCTAGATTGGGACATTAGAGCAAGTCCCTTTCCTTATTTATGCTCAGAAACTACTACAAGTACTACCGCTGAGGTTACGACCCAGCAAACATTTGCCTTCGATGATTCGGAGAAGCAATTTATTACCACCATACAAAATGGTGAAGACCCCACTCACGATTGGGGTGGTTCCAGTGATGTCGATTTGGCCAATTGGTTGAAGAGACCTATTCTCGCTGGGACTTTTATTTGGGAAGTTGGTGAACCATTTCCCGTTATTTATTTTAATCCGTGGTCCGCGTTTTTAGATAGTCCAAGTGTAGCTCAAAAGCTGTCAAATTTTTATCTGTTGCGTTGTAGAATTAAAATGAAAGTCATTGTCAACGGGTCACAGATGCATTATGGTCGTGGATTTATTTCTTATCGACCACTTATGACTGTGCCTGGTGAAAGATTCCAGTGGGATCCTAGTGGAGACCAGGCCTTCGAGTATGTTGGTCATGATGCCACCACTGATATACCTCTCCTGAATGGTGAGGAAGTGTGTATAATGACTCAGTCACAATGGCCTAAAATTTTTGTTGATCCCGGTCAGTCCATGGGCGGTGAGATGGAATTTCCCTTTTTCTATGGGGGGAATTGGTTTAGAATTCCTAACCGAGACTGGGTTGGGAACCCGAGTGCTATAAACTCTGGGCATACTTCTACTACTGTTCCCGATTCTGTTCAAATGTTAAACTCTTCAGCGACAAATTGTCACATTGGTCCGTATGGGGCTCGAGGTTGCCATATGGGTGTTGTTCACAGTTCAAGTCTCTGTCAGTTGAAGCATGCGAATGGTGCTACTGATCCTGTTACTATCCAAGTTTTTCTTTGGGCCGAGGATGTTGAACTTTCTGTACCCACGTCGTGCCCTCATCCTTTGGTACCCCCACTAACTACTTTTGAACCGCATGCCGGGAGGACTGAGTATGTGCCAAATTATCTTGGTGATTTGGCCACTCCTGGACCTGATGTGTCTACTAGGTTGGAGTTTGGTTCTTCCAGTCTTCGTACTGATCGGTCGACCGTGGGCCTTGGTGGCAGTGATGAGATGTCGATTTCTTCTATTGCTACCCGTGAATGTTGGCTTGATCGGTTTACTTGGTTGGTTGATGATCCTGCGGAGACGCCGATATGGCAGGCGCGTGTCACACCCCAGTATTTTAAGAGACAAGGGGCGGTTACTATTTCTCCCGATCTTGCTTCTTTTCCTTGTGTTCAACCCACACCGAGTGCGTATGCCGCTTTGCCATTTGGCTATTGGCGCGGTTCTATGAAGTATCGCATACAAATCATTGCCTCAAATTTGCATCGAGGTAGATTGAGGATTGTTTATGATCCGTGTGCTGATGAGCTTGCCAGAATTAATGTCAACAGTTATCCTGAGGATTTGATGAATTTGCAGTACAGCAGGACGATTGATATTTCGGCTGATACAGGGCGGGATTTTACTTTTGAGGTTGGTTATATGCAGGAAAAACCATACCTCTCATTACTACAGTTGGAAGCCGCCAATGGCGAGGTCCGTAGTTGGGATTACCAGAACTATGGAGGCAACATTGCGAACCCCGATTTTGGTGGCCGTGTGGCGCCTACTAACACTACTAATGGTACTATTACTATATATGTTCTTAATAGATTGGCAGTTCCGGCTAACCAAGTTGGTCTGAATAATGATGCCATTGTCAATGTTTTTACTGCTGCTGGAGATGATATGGCTTTTCAAATGCCCACTTCTCGTAATCTTCAGCAGATGTCGTTTACTGATCCAACTGGCTTCCCTAGTAATTGGAGCAATACTGATATTCCGATTGCCGTGGGCAATGTAGCCGCTAGGCGCAAGGAGCTTGCTGCCTTGAAGAAACCTCCACCTGTCTCTCGGTCTGGAGCTTCATCTGCTGGTGCCCATTTCGAACCACATATGGAGAGCACTGGGGAATCGGCTTCGATGGGAGCTACTGAGGGGGAGAATATCCCTGATGACCCTCCGTTGAAAGCCACAATCGGTGACACCAATCAAGCTGAGGCCCCTTTGGCTGCGATTGTTTTTGGAGAGAATTTCTCAAGTTGGACCCAATTGATGGATCGTTGGGCTTTGTATAATAAGGAAATTTTTTGTGAAGGTGAAGTTATAAATCCGATGGATGAACATAGAGCGGATTCTAGTTATACTTGTATCAATATTAATATGGATTTTCCTCCTTTTCCGGGCCCCTCCCCTATGAACTATAAATGGGGTCTGAATACTAATACACCAGCAGGGGAGCTTTATGCACCTTTTATTGCTGGCACTGGAACTTTAGCTATTCCAGAAGGAGAGCTTGCTTCTAATGCTGGTTATAATATGGCCCCAGCAGGCAAGTTTTTCCTGAACGCCCCCTATGACGATAATGAGGGTCCCGTCGATTTATCTTATCTCCTCAAAGTCAATCCCGGCGAACTAACTATTATGCACATGGTGACACGTATGTTTCTTGGTAGAAAGGGTGCCATTAAGAACAAGTATGTTCTCAATGGGAATAGCAATATTACTGCTGCTCCTTCTGGCACTCAACTTATGACCGTGAAACGTTTATCTGATTCTGGGGTTTTGGCTGGAAACTGTTATCTGACCAATTCGGCCAGTGCTCAGGATGTCATCGCCTTGGCTCAAGTCAATACTGTGCAACCATGTTCTGGGAACATGTGGAATCAAGCCTCTTGTAGAATTGGCAATGGTGAGAGCAAAATTATTTATGGTGCCGATACGTGGAGGTTGAGGAAGTGTCAGTCTCTCAATGGTGATACCCAGTCGTGCGCCGCACCGTGTGGGGCACCCAATTGGTTTAATCCGTTGGAGTATCCCGCTGCGGCTCCGCCTGTTATTTCTGGCGGTGGTGCACCTGTCAATGCTCAAACCCGTGGTGATCTCATGTTGGCCAATTACTATGATGGTGTCCATGTTACTACTACTAAACAACAACCTGTTATTGAGGTTGAAATTCCATTTTATGTAAACACTCGTTTTCTGCACAACAACCTTGTGCTTACTAATACTAAGGCTTCCCCAGCTCATGCCGTTTTGTATGAATCATCTGTGAAGGATAAGGTGTTTGATCAGATAGCTGAGCACCAGGCTCAGATGACCTATGTTGAACGTTATGTGAAACCAGGAGCCGATTTTTCTTTGTTCTACTTAGCTAATGTTCCAATGATTTATCTTAATGCTAATCATTTGTATCCTACTTCCAATAGTACCAATCTTGACATTGTAATGTCAAGTTATTCATATCTTAGATATCGAGCACCAGCTCGCCAAACCACTTCCGCTTTTCGGACTTTGGCAATGGTACCAGCTGGCTCGAACGTGTATAATACTTACCCGAATGATCCTTATTTCTTTGAAATGGATCTTAGTGCTCAAGGAGTTCCTTTGGCGATTCCAAGTGGAGCAGCATAGAACTTTATAACCCATGCGTGTTGTTATTAACGCAGACATGATTGTGTGATCATGTCAATTACATTTGTATATTATTACCGGTGCGAACCCGGCGAAAGATTGAGAAAGTTAGAATCTTATATGTAATTACTTAAACACGAAGCTCATTCACCTTGGCAAGGTGAGAACTCTTTTGAGTTCGAGCAAAACTCGCTTTAAACAAATCCGTTTTGTTTTTTGCGGGTTTGCCTTCTTAATACGAGTTATCCCG